CACCAACCCGCAAGCTGCCCTTACTTTGTGCCAGGGGACAAAAAACCGGTATACGTTTCCTGTAGTTTTTGATAATCAAGCAAATCTAATTCATCAATAACCTTGGTATCAACGTCACAAAGATTCGCGAACAAAGTAATTTCCCGTCCTTCATCATTGGTGCCTGACTTATTAGCAGCTTTTTGATCAAGCACTTTGGGGCGACGCATATTAAGGCGTTCAATTTTTTCGCCATCAACTACAGCGGGATAATCTAATTTTATTTCACTCATTGTTTATTACCTTTTTTTAAAATTTAATTTAATAATTACAAACCAAGCGCTGTTCGTTGCTCGGCGAGTTGATCATTACCATCAATAATACGTGTCATACCCTCAACATCAATTTCGTGAATAACATCTGAACCATGTGTTAGTTTGTAATATTTTAAAGCCACCATGCATTTAAGAGGTGCCTTATCACCTGGCTTCCAATTGCCATAATCAAGCTCTTTTAGTTTTCCTTTGAGATTAAATTTTACAGGTGTCGTCGTACCGTCTTCCGATTCAAGTGCGCCACGGATAGTTAGTTCTGTACTGTTTCCTGCGGAAAGCCCGAAAAGTTTAAGAACTTCTTTATCAAAAGACAGCAAGGAAAAACCAAACTCTAATTTTTCCATTCCTGTTTCAATTTCAATCGGAATATCCATGCCACCACCCCGATGCTCTTCAGTTTTTAGAGTGATTTTTGGTGGGTTTAATTCTTCAACCTTTCCTGCTTTGCCCCGTCCATCCACAAACAAGTTCATGTTTTTTAAAATATCAGTAACCATTTTTTTCTCCTTGCTTCTTTTTAATAAGCTAAGTATTAAAAGATTGATTCAATGTAATCGTTCACCATGTGAGAACGGAATGTGATTTTTTCTGCTGGTGATGGCGGTGTAAAATCAAAATCAAAATAAACTTTACCTGCTGCAATTTCTGTTGGCGTATTTAGTTCAGGGTCTACCCAACATTCACCACCAAGAATTGCGCCGATGTTCTTTAAATGACGAAGATATGCATTAACACCTTCCGTTACATCTTCTAAATATGTTTTTGTGATGTTTCGGTCAACTGCCCACATGTGTGCTTTGAGTAATGATTCATTAATCATGTCAGCGGTACGCACGACAGAAAGGAACGCCCACTTCGGATCAGAACTACAAGTACGATTACCCCATATGCGATAACCTTCTTTACGAATAATTGTCGCTACTTCATTTTCATTAAGGTAGTTAGCGCGAGAATTAGGATCACCAAGTGTAAAATCGACAGCGCGATCAGTTCCAACAATGCCATACATTTCTCGGTTAGAGGGAGACCACCAGAAACCACGTTCATTATCTGACTTAGCAATCAAACCACAAACACGTGCAGAAGCCGGTTGACTCACAGCACTATTGCTGTCGGTGTCCCAAACCTTAGTCGCGGGGTCAACAACATAAACACGACGACTGCCATAATCATTACGATAAGTAATCGCATCAGCATCATTTGTATTTGGCCCGTCAGCAATTATTGCTGAACGTAATTGATCAGCAATACCTAACATTTCAGCCACAACAGGGTTAACTAAACCGCCAGGGCGATCAGATGTATAACCAGGAGCACATAAAAGTTTAGGCGCAACATGCACAACCGACTCAGCAGCCAGTAATGCATGAACACCTGTGTAAGCACCAGTCCCTCCATCAACGCCACCAAGTACATCTGCGCTCGTGACTAATGATGCATCAGGGCGATCATATGCAATATTAAGCGTAGCACCCGCTGCAATACTACCTGTGCTGACGCGCGTAAATACACCTGTATCACTATCAAAGGTGTAATCGGTATCTATTACATATGTTGTAACATTATCTTCCGACTTAACAACTTCATTTAAAATATAATCGTGTGCAACTTCCAATGTATTTTTGGTTGCATCAAGCGTATAAGCTGTTGAAGCAACCGCTGCCTTATGAGTAGCAGGGTCTAACACATTAATCACCACAACCACTGCACCAGCCATATCAAAAATTGCATCAAGCGCATCAGGGATGGTGCCAATATCTAAACCAAATTGTTTAACCGCTTCTGTACGACTTCCAACGATTAATGTTGGAACATTAACAGGGCCTTTAGGTGCTGCACCGACTAAACCAATAACGCTAGAGCGAACAGTTTGAATTGGCCGTGCGCCTTCGTCGATCTCAACGACTTCGATTCCATGTAAGAATTGTTCGGGCATGATTATTTCGCTCCTTTGTCAGATTTATTTTTTGTTGTAGTCGGTTTAGTTTCATCAGGCTTACCAGTAGTTTTTTTAGACAAAACTATTTTTTTAGCAAGCACGTGATATTTCGCTTGCCGCTCAGTTAAATTCACCTTCCTGCCTTTGCGACACACTTCATCGTTAATATTTGTATCCACAAGAACGTCATATTCTTCTTTTTGCATATCAGTCTCCCGTGCTTTATTGCACCTTATAAGTTCCAGCAGAACTACCACCGGTAACGGGGACGTCTGCATTAGTTTGAATTTCTTCAATTATTCCTGCACATAACGCTGTTAGCATTGCATCACGATAAGCTGAAGGATCACCGCCACCATCAACCTGTACAGCAGGTACGGCATCCATTGCTGCTTTAACCTTTAGCATCATTGAATTTGAATCTAACGCCATTTACTTGCTCGCTTTAACTGTTGCAGAAATTTGTGGATGTGGCTGTCCCGTTATTGCACATCGACAATCTCCTTGAACAAGACCTTTAACTGCTCCACCGCCATCTAAACTAATGGTGTCTGCAATAACGCTGGCAGCACCACCCGCAGTTACATCAGCTTTTCCGCCAACAACAGCATCAAGATTTCCAGTTGTATTTAATGCAACATCACCACCATTGACTGTTATCGTCATCTTATGAGTCGTTTCGTTGTATTCAACAAAAGAACCATCGCTATAATTTGTACGGCGTATTTTTGGATCTGCCGAAGGCGCAGGATGTGCGTTTGAATAGAGTGATGGTAATACCACTGCTTGCGCTGGGTCACCACAAGGCGATAACACCACAACTTGCTCACCCACCTCCGGTGCCCACCATTCAGTGCTTGCTCCAGCACGGCGTGTCAACCACGGCAACCAACCTGTAGCGTTCCCACCAACTTCAACACGGATTAATGACTTTGGATAATCTGCTGAATGTACCGTGCCGAACTTAATTAAATTGAAAAGTCGGCGTTGTAACTCAACAATATCCAATTGTTGTTCGTTAGCGTTCATCTTATGCATTAACCTGATTATGTGGTTCGTTATTAAATGAAACATAAAGTTCAGTCGGTAAAACACCATCACCATCCCAAACTGACGTACCCACTCTAATGTCGTGATCCCATTCAACCGACCACACTTTGTAACCTTCTAATTCTTCTTTAAAATTATCTTCACCTACAAAATTAATTTTTGCAGCGCCGACCGGTTGACCAAAACGGCTGGCTTTATAAACAGCATGTGCCACGGTTATTGCAAGATTACGTACTTCTAAGTCTGCGTTATCTAAAATCGGATCATAAATACAATAAGCGCGCATCTTCACAGTTAAACAAAGCTGTTCTGTACCTTCATCTTTTGCAGGTTCAATAGACGGGGCTGTTTCTAATAAAACACCTGGTAAGATAATTTTAGAATCGTGATCAAGATCAGGATACGCGGCACAAGATTGCAAGCCAGTAACATCCAGCAATAAACGTGCAGTAATTGCATTATGTAAATCAGTTAACACTTTTCATTACCTTATTAATTTCATAGTTAACTTCCTGTTCCATTAACACTAAAAAACGATCTTCAATCTTAAGATCCATTTCACGATAAACTTTGCTTGCTTGCTCGCTTATATCCAATTGTTGCTCATCAATCTTCAGTCTGGCTTTTCCCCGACGTTTAAAAACACCTTTATGACCAGATGGCATTGTTGCGACAAAACTTCCTGGGAAGCGGTGTCTACCCACTGTTACACCCGCGCGTGTTTGTTGTGGATTTCCTAACATGCTGGCACGAATTTTAAATAACCCCATCCAAACTTTTGCTTTTAAGGCACGAGGATCATCACGATAAATACGCAAACGTTTCTTAAAAAATTTAGCAGCAACTTTTGTTTCTTTACTTAATGCGCGGCTAAATTGAGTATTGACCCACTTTGCAGTTTTATACACTGTGCGATAAGCGGCCGCATGAATGCGTTCATCAGCTATACCAAGCGCACCAACCATATTTGCGTAATCTTGCTTATCAAAATCTAAAGTGATATCAATCATTTTAAATGCCTATGAATTTCATAAGGACAGCACCAACAATTAAGAACACACTGCGCTCAAATAACTTATCCATAAAGCCAACAGATTTTTTTGTACCAGGTGCAGCAACCTCTAACACCCTAATACGTTTTTCATGATCTTCTACCTCGCGACCAATACGTCCCACGGCATCACTTTGTCGTTTAATATCACCATCCAGACGAATCAAGTCATGCAAAGCCTTAGTGAGTTCTTTAATGTCTGAACGCACACCAGAAAACTGGTTACTAAAATCTTTTTTAAGTTGTTCAATTTCGGTGTCGCTCATTTTGGCCTCAATACTAAAGTGGTCATACCTGAACCATCTGGTTTTGGTGCTTTAACGACATCATAATTTTTATCGTTAAAATCTAAAACGCTGCCCTTTACGGCAGTAGCCAAGACAGCGTCTTGTGCTGTAAAGGTTGGTTCACGAAGACCAGTACGCAAAGTACCAATCTCCGGTTGCAACCAGGGCGCATCAAACTTGCCGCGTACAAGATTGCCATCCAACAAAGCATCATCACCTACTGCACTCAGGATGGCGGTATCATATGCTGCAAAGTCTTTTTCAAATGAGCCCATCGTTTATTATCTTTAACTATATTTCTTTTCGCCAACCATGCTGATTGCACGTTCAAATGTTGGTCCTGTTCCAGCCACTGCATCAACACCGCGTACAAACTTTTTCAAACCATCAGCACTAACAGTAATACTTTCAAATGCAGGGCCTGCATTAGTCACTTGTGTGAAAGAACCATTAGGCACATCGATATAGGTAACATCATCATCACTGTGTTGTAGTTTCGCATCCAGGGTGGCATCAGCCGCATTACCCGCCGAACTATCCAGAGTGAATTTAACATCACCTTCAAAGTCACTAATATCTTTACCTGCACCATTAGCACTAGCAGTTACACGAAGTGCAGCAAGAACAGATAACACAACTAAATTTTTCATTTTCATGGCTTGTTCCTCATTTTATAAATTACAATGTCAGTCATTTTTTAATAACTAACTGCTTACAAGAAAATTATTTCTTGCCTTTGTTTTCTTTTTCGGCTTCCTTCTGAGCGGCTTTTTCTTTTTCTGCACGTTCAGCTTGAGCTTTTTTATATTCAGTTAAACGTTGTTTTGTTTGCTCATCACTAGCCGCTTTCGCACGAGGACGAGACATATTCAACAAAGTCTTGGCGTTGTCAGTACTGATGTCTTCCGGCACCAATAGTACTTTTCCTTTTTTCACTGGATTACCCATTACGGTAGTGCCAATAACGATAATCAAAGCGCGAATTTTATCTGACATAATTTTTCTCCCTTGGCACGCCTATGCTTTAGGCGTGCCGTATTAGTTATGAGTTAATGCAGAATGACTCAGAATGTCCGATAGCAACATCGGCATCCTGGAACACGCGTAACACTAAACCACCCGAACTAGCTTTCGCCGCAGTGTCTGGGTTAACGTCAAGTACGCCCCACATACCAATCATTAAGTCTTGCCAGTTACCAAACGCCATTTCGTTTGCAGCTAATTGGCTGGTAACAGAAAGCGGATGACCGTTAGCCTCGTTGTTGTCCCCCATTAAGAACATACCGCTACCTGCATCTTTTGGCGTGGTCTTCAAGTTGCCTCGAACACCTGCTGTCGTGACGTAAGCGAGTTTGCCTTGTAGCGCATCATCTGCCGCTACCGCCGTTTCAAAACCAACAAGTTCAGACCATGTTGGCTTACCTGCTGTCGCGATAGCTTGTGTGTTGATGCCGGTTAAATTAAAGATACCGTGAGGTTGATTATTTGTTCCTGTACCTTTCAACGCACCGATATCCAGCGCTAAAGCAGCACCGCGAAGCAATGAGTTTTGTACTAAGCTTTCAACACTTAAGCTAGATTGTTTAAGCAAGCGTCGAGACATAGGAACAGCACCAGCCAGTGTCTTTGGTGACATCTTGATTGTGCCAAAGCTACCTTCGCTATCTGGCACATCATCATCATCATCTAACCAATGAAATGTTGGCGTTAATAGTTCTCGTGGAATTTCAAGATTGCCCATAAGGCCGTCAATGACAGTTGCACCTAAACCCATCACCACTGAATTAGGGCGAAGAGCCTCGATGAACATGCCTTCCATGTGTTCCGTTGCAATTAAATCAGCAGCATTGCCTGAGTTAAGAGCACGTGCATGCATCATGTTCAATTGTTGCATTTGCATTTGGCGAGAAGCGCTAACCATAATGTCTAGCGGTACAAAGAAACCTTTTGCATCACGATCTAATCGTTCAGAAATTTCGCGAGAGCACTCCATTTCAAATGCAGCTTCCTTTTGCATGTAAGAGTTATCGCCTTCTTTAGCCGCGACCACTGCACGAATAGCTTTAAACAAACTATAGCTACGTGTTTCTTTATCAGACAAACCAAGGTCAGCAGCTGCTTCACCTGTACCAGCACGACCTTCATCCACTAAGTTATCTAAAATAGCTTTGCGGAATTCATCAGGTGAGTTGCCATTTTTAATATGAACATCGGCTAAACCGCGCGCACCATGATCAGCAAAACGCTCAGCCATAGACATAATGTCAGCAACACGAGTTCGTTCTGCTTCCCGAGCAGCGTTTCGCACTTCTTCTACTTTAACCGTTGGAGCAGTAGACGTTGTTTCTGCTGCACGGGTTGTTGATTCCGTGCCGCCTTTATTTTTATCTTTTTCAGACATAGTTCTTTCCTCAATTTCAATATCAAAATTAAAGGTGGCGGCACGACCGACACCCACGGTTGTATCAGCCGGTATAGGTAACAGGCTAATTTCATACGGTTCCCAATCAACAGCTCGATATATATCAGTACTATCATCACTGCTTTCCTCAAGAACCACTTTATGGACACGATAACCAACAGAGACATGCACCAACACGCCATCTAAAACATCGCGAAATTTTTCATCGGCTAAAGTGGAATTTCCAAAACGAACGAGTGCGGTGCCTCGACGATTTTCAATTTTTACATTTTCGATTACACCAATATGTTGTCCCCAGTCATGGAGGAATAACAAAGGTCCGCTATTACGCAACCGCTCTAAACGAACAGAGTCAGGAGAGTGATCAAGTATTTCAATGCCATATCCATATCGATGCCATCCTTCAACCTCATCAGTCTCAGAAGAAAATGACAGTTCTACAGTGCGATCTTCCTCATTAACTGACTCACGTTTTAATAAAAAATTACGCTGAAATAATTCTTTGCTATTAATCGTTTTATTTTTTGACATCAGACTCATCCTCTTCATTCTTTTTTGCGTTAGTCGTTGCCTTTGGCACAATCGGTAACGTTATTTTTTTGTCTTCTAACATTTGTTGAAATTCTGCGATTTCATCTAGCAACTCGTCGATATCTACGCCCAAGGTGTCAGCTGCACGTTGCGGTGATGTCAAGCCAGCATTAATTGCCATGACAGTTGCTTGAATGTCTTTAAGTGGATCAACCCACGCCCAACGACGACCTTTCCAGTGGTGTTCACTGAATCTTTCTAATGCAATATCTTGAGGTAAGTTGTCACCAACACGACCATTAAGAACGGCCATGTTTAACCAACGCATAAAGATGACTTCTAATACGCCAGCGGCAAAGCTATCTTGCTTTACTTTCCAGCTTTCACGTTCTTCTAACGAACCAGAACGAATAGAAGAAAAACTAACCGACTCTAAATCACCCGTTAACGAGTGATAAGAAACATCTAGCCCCATCGCAATATCATGTTGATTAACTTTTAAAAAAGAGCCGTAAGCTTCATGAGGATACTTTGGGTCAAAGCCTGTAAAGCCATAACCTTCAGGCAGCATACCGATTGTGCCGGGATCAAACTCTTCAATAAGATCGGTATCATCACCTTCGCCCTCTTGATTATCAGCAACTGCATGAGCATTACCATCTGGGCTAGTATAAAAACCCATTTTACTTGCACCGGCGCGAGCCGCGACAATTGCCGCTTCTTGATATTCTTCAATATGATTCATTGTTAACATCGCGCTACACATCCAGGTAGCAGCACGCAATTGTTCTGGTCGCTCTGAATTGAACCAATGAATTAAATTCTCAGCAGGAACACGCTCATGTTTTTCATCGTGATTTATAAGCCCATCACGCTTACCACGTTTCAACCAATACGCTACAGGTCTATTTGCTTGATTCAGCTCAACACCTAATCGAACACGATTACCATTTTTTAAATCTTCATTTAAGCGATGGTCAAGACGAGCAGGATCTAACAGCTCAACAACGAAACCCCAGGGGTTTCTTCGCGAAGGTTTAACATCATGCATGCGTATTAAGCATTCACCATCACGGGCAGCTGTACGAATAGAAATACGTTCTATTTCTTTAAACGAATGACGCCCGCTAATTTCACAAACACCACGCTTCGCCCATTTTTTGAATTCGCTTTCAGTTTGTTTATTTCCTTTAGAATCTAATTTTCCATTTTTCTGTTTGCCTTTAACTTGCAAGTTAAAACCATCAGGACCAACAATATGAATTTCATTTAAACGAAGGAAGCGGCGAGCAAGGTTACTGTTCTGTTCTTGTGAACGAGCACGAGCGCGTAATATATGAAGTTGAGTTTTTAGTTCTTGATTAATATCACCGCCAGCAGATAACCAGTCAGCAGTTAAGCGATCTCTATTTGCTGCTTTGAATGCGCGCTTAACTAAACGATGAGGTAAAGAGTAACGTAAATTACGAGGAGTCGAAGCCACCTTAACAACTTCTTGCTTGGAAGAATTATAAAATGGATTTCTAAGTTTAAGCATTGCATGATTATGCAATAGCTATTTGAGACGGTTATATCACTTTTTAAAAAATATTTTTAATAAAACATAACAGTCGCATAAGTCAGACCTCGCTATGCTCGGCTACTTATGACTTGGTGTTATAAGTCACTCGTTATCTTGAAAGTAAACGGCTCATTTGGTTTTTCGTGTTCGCGTATCGCGGCGTCTAGCTCTCGTAAATCTTCAATAATTTGTGACTCAGCAAATTTTTCTAGGCTTACAAAATAGTTTTTGTTTTTTGTTGAGTCGTTTCCGGTAACTATGTAGCCGTTGTCAATTCGCTCTATTGTTACATCAATATTCATCTTGCCTCCGTGGTAACGCCTTATAACAAGGCGTTTAAAAATCGGACGCGATAAAGCCGCGCCGTTTAACTAAAACGTTATGTGTCCTTATGCTGAT